GCTGGTGAGTCAGATGACCGGCCTCTGTGCTTTACTTGTCAACTTGACTTAGGTAACAGTTACTGCACGGACGGAGAGCATCGCTGGCATGCGACCTGCAGGGCACCATGAGTAAGTCGCGGAGGACCAAGGGACCCAGTGGTGGGACTCGCAGTCCTGCTGTGCCCACGCCGCAGCCCGCGACTGCGTCGGCACCTATCCCGGGGCAACCACCCAATATAATCGACACTGTCGACATCGACCTCAACTGGTTCTCCCCGTTCCAACCTGTCGCCCCGTTTGGTCCGCCGAACACGACCACCATCCGAGACTGGGACTACCAGGTTGGCGAGAACCTCAGCTTTGCCACCGGGCGTCGGGCACTCTTTGAGCGGCTGCGACTCATGTCCCGGACGTGGGGCACTCTCCGGACCATCATCGAGACGCGCAAGGATCAGCTGATGGCCCAGCCGTACTCCTTCCAGGTGCGCGGGAAGCCACGCACCACGAATGCGCGTGTGGAAGAGGTTACCCAGTTCTTCCGTCGCCCAGACGGTAAGCGCAGCTATTCGTCCTGGAGTCGTCTGCTCCTAGACGATCTGTTCGTGATCGACGCTCCCTGTCTCTATGTTGGCCATCGGGACCGCGGTGGTCGTCCTCTGCGGATCGATGTCATCGATGGGGCGACGATCAAGCCGCTGATCGACGACGAGGGTCGCATCCCTGACTACCCGAACCCAGCTTACCAGCAGTTCACCAAGGGACTGCCGATGCTCAACTTCACTGAGCGGGACCTCATCTACGCGCCGATGCGCCCAACACCGGAACTCCCCATCTGGGGCTATTCCCCGGTCGAGCACATCTACCTTGAGGTCCAGGAGGCCATCAAGAAGACACTGTACCAGCTCAACTTCTGGACTGAGGGCACTCTTCCAGAGATGATCATGTCGGTGCCGAAGGACTGGACGGCCAAGCAGATCGTGGCGTTCCAGGCTGTGTTCGATGCGCAGCTGGCCGGGAACCTCAAGGAGAAGAGCCGAGTGCGGTTCGTCCCGGAGGGCATGAAGCCGTACGATGTGAAGAACGCGAGCGGCGAGAGCATGCACAATGCTCGTGACGACGCGCTGATCCGGCTGGTGTGCTTCGCGTTCAGCATTCCGCCAACTCCGTTTCTGTCGACCATGAATCGGGCTACCGCCCAGTCCAGTGCCGACGAGTCGGAGCAGGAGGGACTGCTGCCCCTGAAGATGTGGTGGTCGGACGAGATCATGAACCGCATCATCTGGGAGGAGTTCGGCTACGACGACATCGAGCATGCGTGGCAGCCTACCATCGAAGTGGACCAGCTGAGGCGTGCCCAGATCTACCAGATCTACGTGAAGAGTGCCATCATGACTCCAAATGAGATCAGGGCGGACCTTGGGATGCTGCCCCAGGCGGGCGGAGACACGCTCCTCGTCTACACGAACAATGGTGCCATGACCATCGAGGACGCAGTGCGGGCCGGTGTGGCCCAAGCAGACCAGATGGAGGCCAATGTGGGGCAGACAGCGGAGCCGGAGAAAAAGCCGGCGACCAAGCCTGGGGCCAACACGAGCAGCGAGCCGACCGGCAAAGTCGTCCGACTGGTGGGTACATAGTGAAGAAGATCGCGAGAGCCAAGGAGGCGCTCCAGCAGACTGACCTCGACGAGTACATCCGGAGGGAGGAAGAGCGGGAGGCAGAGATGGTGCGGGTGCTCGGGCAGAAAAAGCCCCCGAAGAAGGAGACGAAGAATGGCTGACGAGGGCACAGTGGCGCACACGTTCAAGATGTTCCTGCCGATCGCAAAGATCGACAAGGCACAGCAGATGGTCTGGGGCTATGCCTCCACTCCGTCCGTGGACCTCGACGACGAAATCATCGAGCTGCAGGCGATCAAGGACGCGCTCCCTGACTACATGGAGTGGGCCAACATCCGCGAGATGCACCAGCCGTCGGCGGTGGGCGTCACCAAGGAGGCCACTGTCGACCAGAAAGGTCTCTGGATCGGGGTCAAGGTGGTCGATCCGCTGGCCTGGCAGAAGGTCGTCGAGCTGGTCTACAAGGGCTTCTCGATCGGCGGCATCGTCAAGAAGCAGATCGGGAAGGTCATCAGTGCGCTCCAGCTCGTGGAGATCTCCCTGGTCGACCGCCCGGCAAACCCGGACTGCCGCATCGAGATTGTGAAGGCCGCGAAGATCGTCGAAGGCGGAGAGGCTGTCCTCCTCCCGGTCCCGACTGCCGAGCCAGTACTCGACGAGGTCGAGAAGACGTTCATCTCGAGGATCTTCGAGAAGTTGGGTATTGGGTCTCTTCTCTCCAAGAAAGACACTGAACCCCATGGCGATGTGCAGTATGCGGATCCGGGGTACCAGTCGGATGGCGTGAAACGCTACCCAGTCGACACGGAGGAGCACATCCGTGCTGCCTGGTCGTACATCCACATGCCGAAGAATGCCGAACACTACAGCAGTGAGGACCATGCGAAGGTCATCAGCGCAATAGAGAGTGCCTGGAAGGACAAGATCGACCCTGAGGGGCCACCGGCAGCTAAAAAAGAATCTGGCGATACTGAAAAGACTGCTACAGCGACTGAGACCCCTTTACAGAAGGGTATGGACGCGCTAGTGGAGGTATCGTTCGCCTTCCAGAGTCTTCGCCGTGCCCAGCGCTACCTCATGCTCGAGAGTGTAGTTGAGCACGACCCAGTGGATGCTGATCGGTCGCAGGAAGCTGCGGCGCTTGCTGTTCGACTCGCTGCCCTGATCTCGCAGATTGCGACGGACGAAGGGCACGAGGCACTGGGGATGACCGACATCGACGACATTCGGTTCGGGGAGTGGAACTATCCGTGGGATTCGGCATTTTTCGAGGGAGACACAGTCGTGGTGGAAGCAGCAGTAAAGACGGAAGTGCAGAAGAGGGCCAGTAGCATGCGGGACCACATGGGCAAGGCGGCAGGCCATCTGGCCAAGGCAGTCGCAGCCAAGGGTGAGGCCGACCAGCACATCCAGGCGCTCCATGAACTCTGCAAGGGGTTCGCGATGAAGTCGGCGACTGCCAAGGCAGCCGACGGGTTTGACACAGACACGGCCATGGGCCACATCATTGCGGCCAAGTCCGCGATGTCCACGGTCGACGACCACCACGAGATGGCCGCGCACCACATGGAGAAGGCCGCTGAGGGTGGCTTCTCGGCAGGGACCGGCGAGGCGTCGGCCCAGCCGGCAGGTGGCGCAGTCGATGGCATCTCGCAGCCGACGGAGGGCGCAGTTCCCGATTACGACCCGACCAAGCCCTATCCCGGCAAGTCCGCGGCCGGCAAGGCTGTGTGGGATGCCCAGGCAGCTGCCTACTGGCGCGGTAAGGCTGAGGCTCTGGAGCGGATGCCTGCGCAGGGAACCATGACCAAGGCCCGCACGTTTGACATGTCGCGACTCGGTGTAGGTGTAAGTGCCCTGGCTGGTGGCGACACGGCGAAGACCGCCTCCATCATGGAGGGCATCGAGCATGTCGACATGGAGAACCCGCAGTCACGGCAGCAGGCCGCAGCGCGCGCCATTGGTAACATGATCACGAAGGGTCATGGCCGCTCGATCCTCACCGACCCGACCTTCAAGGGCGCAGCTGGCTAACAACAAGGAGATCCTCGACATGGCGACCAACAATGAGTTCATCCAGGGTCTTCTGGAGAGCGACGACTTCGTCAAGGGCATCCAAGCCCGGTTGGCGAAGGCCGACACGATCAGCGAGTCCACCGGACTCCTCTGGTACGACCTCAAGCCGGTCGTCCAGCTGCTCTATCCGTTCAAGGAGCTGATCCCCTGCATCAGTAAGTTGCCACGTGTGCCCGCCGATGGTGGTAATGCATTCCACTGGATGCGGATCACTGCGATCAACACCACCAATGTCTCCCCCGGCGTGTCCGAGGGCAACAGGGGCGGCAGGATCGCGCTGTCTGTCCAGCAGCAGTTGGCCACCTACAAGACCCTGGGCCTTGAGTCCAGCGTCACCTTCGAGGCTCGTCTGGGCGCCAAGAACCTGAGTCCGGATGCTCTCGGCAACGCGGTCCAGTCCACCCTGCGCGCCACGATGATCGCCGAGGAGCAGACCCTCATCCTCGGTAATGCGTCCACCCCGCTGGGTGTGACCCCGACCCCGACCCTGGTCGCCTCCGGCTCCGGCTCCTCGCTGACCAATGTTCCATTCTACGTTGTCTGTGTGGCGCTCTCGGGCCTCGGCTGGCTGGGTTACACACCCTGGAACAACACCTCCGCGACGGGTGGTGTCCCCGGGCAGATCACCAAGACCAACGCAGATGGGTCCACCGACACCTTCGGTGGCGGCTCAGGCCAGCCCAGTGCGCAGGCAACCATCACCCCGGCTGCAGGCCAGCTTGTCACTGCGGCAGTTGTCCCTACTCTGGGTGCTGTTGCCTATGCCTGGTTCACTGGGACCACGAGCGCTGCGACGACGCTCGCCGGCATCACCCAGGGACCGGAGGTCATCTTCTCCGGCGTTCCGGCCGCGAACCAACAGCCGCTGACCTCCCTCAAGGTGGCCGGTGCCTACATCGACAACTCGCTGAACACTCTGCTGCCGGACGGCATTCTCAGCCAGATCTTCGGGTCGGTCTTCGGCGCCGCCCCTGGCACGGCGATGGCCACCACTCCCTCGCTGCCCAGCACCAACATTGGGTTCACGGGCGGTGGTTCGCTGGTATACACCATGCCGGTGGGCAACACTGGCCTGACGATCGTGGGCACCAACGTCGCCGAGTTCGATCTTCTCCTCGAGGCCGCGTACAATACCTACAAGATCGGGTTCGACAGGATCCTGATGTCTGCCACGGACATTGCGAACTTCTCGGGCACGATGATGGAGCAGGGTGCGCAGTCCCTCTTCCGCATTCTCTTCGATGCGGACCAGGAGACTGGCCGCATCATCGCCGGTCGCCGAGTGACCTCCTACCTCAACAAGTTCTTCGGCAATACACTGGACATCGAGATCCATCCCTACCTTCCGCCGGGCATGGTCATCTTCTGGTCCGACCGTACACCGTACGAGCTCTCGGGAGTGCAGAACCTGCTCGAGGCACATGTGCGGCAGGACTACTACCAGATCCAGTGGCCGCTCACGACTCGTCGCTACGAGTACGGTGTGTACGTGGACGAGGTGTTCGCCTGTTACTTCACCCCGGCGTTCGCCGCCATTGTCGGTCTCAATCCGACGACCGGCGTCACCACCCTCACCTAGAACCAGGGACCCACGAACTCCTCCGGGTAGGTCGGAGGAGTGTCCTGTTAACAAGGAGACGATACCATGGGCGTCAACGTACTCTTCCGGTCCAAGGACCCAACGGCCACCGCGGTCTCGGTGGACAACTTTGAAGCGGAGATCGTAGACGGCATTGTCGCCATCCCGATGCACCTTCGCCATCTGCTCGACGGACTGAAGCACCGCTTCACGTTCGTCGGGGTCGAGGGAGCGAGGGGCGCTGCTGTTCCGGCACGTGGTGGCACCGTCACCCAGAAGATCACTGATCCGCCAGGGACAGAGAATGTAGGTGGAGAGCCAGCAAGCGATGGTCTCGACGACCCACCGCCTCCGCACATCGCTGACCTCGCCAAGTGATGCTGGGTGGCTCTGGGCAATCTCACGACCCTGGCCAACGTCAAGTCGTGGCTGGGGATCACCACTACCAACAGTGACGCCACGATCACGCGGCTGATTGCGGCCGCGTCGTCTCAGATCCGCACTCTGACCGGGAGGTACAACTTCCTCCCCACCACTACCACTGAGACCAGAGACGGCACAGGCACCCAGCGCTTCGTCTTCAAGAACTGGCCTGTGCTCTCCGTGGCCTCTGTGCTCGTCGACAACACCACCATTCTCCCCGGGAACTGGAACGACACGGATGTGGTGTTCAGTTTCTTCGGCCAGGAGGCAGGCTGGTATCTGCACCCGTACGACGGCAATCCGCCCGGTGAGCCGCAGACTCTGGAGCTGAGTGGATACGAGTTCTGCCGTGGTAAACAGAATGTGCGGATCACCTACACCTACGGCTACCAGACCGTGGAGGCGGCGACCGTACCCGCCGCCCCGTACCAGTACGCTGCAGAGGCCCCGCAAGGTGCCTGGAGCTCCGACCAGGGCGTAGCCTACGCCGCTACCGGCCTACCGCTAACGGCTGTGGAGACCTCTCCGGGGGTCGGGCAGTATTCGGTCACGGCGGGTGAGTACCAGTTCGCGGCCGGGGATACTGGGCAGGCTGTGGTCGTCACCTACGGGATGGTGCCGTACGATCTGGAGCAGATCTGCATTGACCTGGTCGCCTACAAGTTTGCTGGTGCGTCGCGCATCGGTGTGCGGTCCAAGAGCCTGGGAGGGCAGGAGAATGTCAGCTACGACATATCCGGAATACCAGCCAACGTCGCCATGGCGCTCCAGCCGTGGACCTCTGTACTGCTCGTGCCGTGACCGTCTCTGTTCGTCTCTACGGAGACCAGGCTCTGGTCGACTATCTTGCCTCCCTCCCGGCCTCGCTGGTCGCGATCATTCTGGCCAAGTTCCAGGCGAGAGCCTCCTCAGTCAGCCAGTACATCAAGAGCGATCTTCTGAACGGCCAGCTCCTGCATCGGAAGACCGGGAGGCTGGCCAACTCGATTGTGGGCAGGGTCTACTCCAGCAAGAATCGGGTGTCTCTGAGTATTGCCTCACGAGGGGATGTGCCCTACGCCGCCATCTACAACAGTGGTGGGAAGATCCCGTCTTACCTGATCCGGGCCAAGGGTGACCACATGGTCTTCCGTGGTGCTCGCGACGGCAAGTTGCTGGCTCTGAAGGAAGTGGTCTTTCCCGGACGAGACATCGCGCCACGCCACTATCTCGAGCGTGGTGTGATGGACAAGTGGGAGGACTTCATG